GGGAAGGTACTGTAACCGGCAAAAGAAACACCTTTGGCGCTGGCGGGAGCGGCTCTACACGCTCGGATCCCTATATTGGCAGTTACGGTTCTGACGGGGTTATTTACATTGAGGAATTCAGCTAATGAAAACTTATGCCCGGATTGAAAATCAACTCGTTGCTGAAATTGTCTCGCTGAATGTGAAACCTGAAAAACTCTATCATCCGTCATTGGTATGGGTGGATATTACCGGGCTACCCGAACAGCCAGATGTTAATTATAACTACAGCGATGGCGTGTTTAGCGCCCCGGCTACAGAGGCTGAGAACGCGGTGCTGATTGCCAGCAGCAGGCTTGCCGCTGAAATGGATTTGGCAAACAGGATCATAGCGCCGCTGCAAGATGCTGTTGATATAAGTATTGCGACAGATGAGGAGACTAACCGCCTGTCAAATTTGAAGCGATACCGGGTGGAGCTAAGCCGGATTGATGTTAGTAAAGCTCCTGATATTGAGTGGCCTTTAAAACAAGCCTAAATCAAATCGCCATCTCTGCTGAGCGATGGCGATTTACTACTGACCAGAGTAATTAATTATCTATCAATGGAATAATCAAGGTTGTCTTTCAATGGGCTAAAGTTTATTTTCATTATTGCTGAAATGTCATCATCTGTCATTCCCATTGCCTTCAAGAAATGCAACATAAACAAGCACTCCATGAACATTATTAATTTATATAGCTCCAAACCTTTAGCCGACTGAGCTTCATAGGTGGAGTTGTAATGAGTTAGGTAATTCCTTGTTGTTGTGATTTTGTTAGATAGCTTTCCAACAAGAGCGCTTGTTCCGATATAATCTTTGAAAGGCTCAATCATTCTTTTAATTCTTTTTACGAGAGATATTTCATTTCCGGTCCTAACTCTACCTTCAAGCCATGATCTATGTTCTTTAGGGCATGAATCCAAAATTTCTTTCGTTAATTTTGCAAATTCATCTTCGGTCATAACTTTTTCCGTGCTAATTGTCCGGTGATATGTTTCGAGACCTTGAACCAACGAAATAAACCTACCCTCAATCAGTCCGTGCTGTTTATTTATCGAAGAGAAATACAATGAGATTGCAGGTAAAGCTATATCATAAAATGATAGCCAGTTTTTGATAAACTCTTCGAACCTTCCCTTTACGAAAGAAAATTTAAATATCATGTCTTTATTTTTCAAATCATTAGCAATGGCATATTTATTGCTTTGATAATAAACACTTACTTTAGATGACTCTCCATTAATACTACCTACAACATCAGAAATGACCAACTGCTTACCCACAGCTATTGATAAAAAAGCAACTATTTTATGTGCAATTTTATCAAGCTCTTCAAAGCCAGACTTATCTATAGATGAAATTCTAATGTATGCCCTGCTTTTAAAACCCGCCTCTGTTATTATTGGGACTCCCGGCAAGCTAGCACCAAAGCATATAGACAAGCTCAATCCTTCTCCGATTTCAATGGAGATGTCATCAGGTTTTTTATAACTTAGATTGTAATATCCATCTTTGGGTACATGATCGAATTTAATACCAGTTATACCAACCCAACTGTCTAAAGAGTCACAAGAAAATGTCAAAGAGTTAAGCTGTAAATCGTCATTGCCTTTCATGGCAATGCCAAGATATGCTGAGTTGACGTGTAAAGTCGATTTATCATAGCTGTTATAATCAAAGCTTTGTCTAATATAAAAACACCCATCTAGCGTTACAAAACCATACTTTTCGATCCTGCCAAGCACCCGGCCAACATGTGGCCTGCCGAAAACGCTTCCTTTTATATTAAATGAACCATTTAACTGTAGAATTATAGGCTCGTTTTCTTTGATTGTAATAACCCCCTGCAAATCAGCATCTTCCTGACCTTCAAGCCAAAAAACTCCTTCTTTAATAATTTCTTGGTCAATACGCATACTATCTCCATATTCTTAATAAAACTTAAAGCATTCAGGGGGTTTAAAAAAGCCCCCCCCGAAAAGACTAATGAATTCATCGGGTCTATTTAACTAAAGTTAAGCCCTACTCACTAATTTAGACGTAAAAATAAAGCAAATTCAATATTAATTTATTTTTATTAAATTATTGGTTGCTCAGGCCATACTACCTCTTTATCCGCCAAAACGTTTAACCGCATCAGCATAACCCGGTATTTTTTCCAGGCGATAAGCTGGCTTGCCTCGTCATCCGTCGCTATCCCTAAATCGCTCGCATCCTGTAGGGGTTGAATGACTGTGTCAGCTTCCGCCCGCAGCCTGCTGCGCTTGTAGTCTGCCTGGCTGATAAGTTCCTCTGCTGACGGCGGCGGCTGCTCAGTAAGGCATGGAAGCATGTCAGCACCGCAGGCAATCAGCTTTCCTTCAGCCTGTCCGGCAAGTAAATCGGCCCATTTTTTGTCGGTGATTTTTACAGCATCGTCAGGGATAACCAGATTGATACTGGTATCGTAAAAAGCATTTGTAGACGGTGAATATTTTTTCATTCAGTACCCCAGTGCCAGCCAAGTAATTCCCTGAAGAGTTGAGTCAGGGCCAGTATTTGTGAGATCGAAAGAGGATTTATTGCGAAATCCTGCCCCTAAGCCATATTCACCGGACGACGGTAAAGCCGATCCCTTACAGGCGATTACGACGACACCTGCATTGGGGAATTCAATCGGCAGAACAACGGTTGTGGTAGTTTTTTGTTTAAAGCCGCCAGAACCCCATTGCAGAATTACACCGCTTGGTAGGCGGGTGTAACCATTGCCCGATTTCACAGCGGCGAAGAAACTCATATCAGGCAGCTGGCCGGTGCCATTACCGACGGTCTTTTGTGCCGCATCGCCTAAACCGAGGTTTTTGAGAAACAAGAGCCTGGCCCTGCGGCGGGCTGCGCTGGCACACTTGCGCCCATTTGCGGAGAAAGCAGCGTGCTTATTGGCTACATCAGGGTGTCAACAAATGACCAGAACACGGACTTACAGCGGATTGCGCTGCAGAGCGCAGAATGTGAGCTGATTTTCGAGGACAGGATAAGCGGCAAAACCAGCGAAAGACCGGGGCTGAAAAAGGCGCTGCGCTGCCTGCAGCCTGGCGATACGCTGATTGTGTGGAAGCTCGACCGGCTCGGCAGAAGTATGCGCCACCTGGTCATGCTGACGGAGGAGCTGCGCGAACGTGGCGTTAACTTCCGCAGCCTGACCGACAGTATTGATACCAGCACACCAATGGGTCGATTTTTCTTTCACGTCATGGGCGCGCTGGCTGAAATGGAGCGCGAGCTGATAATAGAGCGCACCCGCGCGGGGCTGGCGGCTGCGCGGGATAAAGGGCGCATCGGCGGCAGGCGTCGCGTAATGACCCCGGACGTTATCGGCCGCGCTGAAAGAATGCTGGCGAACGGCGCGACGCTGCAGCAGATTGCGCTTGTGCTGGAGGTGTCAGTAAAAACCCTTTACCGGTACATTCCGGCCGACAGGCAGCGCAAGATTACTAATTCTGTCTGCTGACAGACCAGCAAACCCCCATCAGATGCACCGCTAAACCTGACCTGACACCCTGAGCACACCCTCAAAACGGAGTGCATCAGATGTCTGATTATCATCACGGTGTCCGCGTCGTCGAAGTCAACGACGGCACGCGCACCATTACAACCGTATCAACCGCAATCGTGGGCATGGTCTGCACCGCGCAGGATGCGGACGCGGCAACCTTCCCGCTTAATGTGCCGGTACTTATCACCAACGTGCAGGCAGCTGTCGGCAAAGCAGGTAAAAAAGGCACGCTTGCCGCTGCGCTGCAAGCCATTGCCGACCAGTCAAAACCCGTGACCGTCGTCGTGCGCGTGGCTGAAGGAGCCGACGAAGCCGAAACGACGTCCAATATCATCGGCGGCACGGATGAAAACGGCCAGTATACCGGCATGAAAGCGCTGCTCGCCGCGCAGACCCAGCTCGACGTTAAGCCGCGTATTCTCGGCGTGCCGGGACTCGACTCACTCGCGGTGGCGACCGCGCTTGCAAGCATCGCGCAGCAGCTTCGCGCCTTTGCCTATGTCTCGGCGTGGGAATGCAAAACCATTTCCGAAGCCCGCCTGTACCGCCAGAACTTCAGCCAGCGTGAAATCATGGTTATCTGGCCGGACTTTCTCACCTGGAATACCACGACCAGCAAATCCGATACCGCTTTTGCGACCGCCCGCGCGCTGGGCCTGCGTGCGAAAATTGACAACGACACAGGCTGGCATAAAACCCTGTCTAACGTCGGCGTTAACAATGTGACCGGTATTTCCGCGTCGGTGTTCTGGGATCTGCAGCAGACCGGCACCGACGCCGACCTGCTCAACGAGGCCGACGTCACCACGCTGATCCGTAAAGACGGTTTCCGCTTCTGGGGCAACCGCACCTGCAGTGATGACCCATTGTTTCAGTTTGAGAACTACACCCGCACCGCGCAGGTGCTGGCCGACACGATGGCCGAGGCGCACATGTGGGCGGTTGATAAGCCGCTGACGCCGGTACTGGTGCGCGAGATTATCGCGGGCATCAATGCGAAATTCCGCGAGCTGGTCAGCGCGGGTTATCTACTGGGCGCATCCGCCTGGTATGACGAAAGCGCCAACGACAAAGACAGCCTGAAGGCGGGCAAACTCTTTATCGATTATGACTATACGCCGGTTCCGCCGCTGGAAGATTTAACCCTGCGCCAGCGCATTACCGACACCTATCTGGCGAACTTCGCCGCATCCGTTAACAGCTGAGGAGCCGGATAAATGGCACTGCCACGCAAACTAAAGGGCATGAACCTTTTTAATAACGCCAACAGCTATCAGGGCGTCGTCACCGCCGTGACCCTGCCGAAGCTGGCACGCAAGCTCGACCCGTTCCGCGCGGGCGGCATGAGCGGCGCAGCCTTCATTGATAACGGTCTGGAAGATGACGCGCTCGATGTTGAATGGAGCATCGGCGGTATTGATGAGCTCGTACTCACGCAGTGGGGTGCGTCTGACATTCCTCTGCGCTTTACCGGCTCCTACCAGCGCGACGATACCGGCGAGGAAATCGCGGTAGAGATTGAGGTGCGCGGTAAGCATCAGTCGTTCGATTTTGGCGAAGCCAAGCAGGGCGAAGACACCGAAACCAAAATCACCAGTAAAAACACCTATTACAAGCTGACCTTTAACGGCAAAGAGCTGATCGAAATCGACACCATCAACATGGTGGAG